GCTCGTCGAAAGCGTTCCTGTCGGGCATCGACGCTGTCTACACGACGTATTTGGCCGAGCGGGGCAAGAATGCGGGGAAACTCCCCGTCCTGACGGTGGACAAGATCACGCCGGTCAAGACGGGATCGGGCGCGCAGTCGAGTACCAATTATCATCCGGTGTTCAAGATCAGCGGCTGGGCGCCGCGTGGTGATCTGGTGTTCTCGGGCAAGGCAGTGACGCCGTCGCAGGCGTCGCAGGATCTCGCACAGACTGCCACGGCACCGTCGACCGGCTCGACGCGGGCCGAGGCGCCTGCGGCCTCCACTGAAATGGCTGACGACTTCGGCTAGGCAGTCGGCTGTGGGGCCGGAAAGGTTGCAGCCAATCCGGCCCCTGCGGCTCCAACAAAAACACCTGTCTGGCATTCAAGGGGGAGACGCGGCGTGGATGGTAACTCAAATATAAAGTTTTTCCCCCGCGAACACCCAGGCCCGCCGCCCGGACGGCCGCAACGGATGAACTGCAGCCACGATCGGCTGCGGTTCGTCTGGCGCATTTTCGAGGGCAAGGATCAGAAAACGAGGCGCTACGGGTTTCAGTGCCTCGATTGCGGTCGGGCCGGCCGCAAGGGGGCGAACGGCGAGATGAGCACCAGTTACACCTGGGTCAGTGCCAAAAACGTGCACGAGTATTTCGAGATGGACTACCTCGAGGCGGTATCGATGCACGATGCCCTGACCGATCGCCTGAAGGCCGCGGAGCGGGACTACTGGGACGACCTGTACGAGCAGCGCCGCCATAAGCGGGGGCCGTGGTGGGACTGGTATAATCTTTACCTGCAATGCGACGAGTGGCAGGCGCTGCGTGAGCGCGTATTCGAGCGCGACGGCGGCATTTGCCGGCACACGGGTTGCGGGCGACCGGCCGAGCAGGTCCATCACCTGACCTATGACCGCGTCGGCTACGAACTACTGAGCGACCTCGTCTCTGTCTGCATCCCCTGCCACGAACGGACGCATCGATGATGGCTGACGTGCAAACCATATTCAGTCCGTCTACGGATGCGATGTACCAGCACCTGGAGCACCTGTTCGGCGGCTATCTTGACGGCTGTCACGACGGGCTGATCGAGCTGGCGTGGACTGATACCAAGCCGAACGCAGACGGGCGTTACAAGCTAAACCACGCCCGCATGTTCGGCACCGACCAGATCGATGAACTGGTGGCCGAGGCCGCCCGCCTCAACTCACAGCCAATGTGCAATGTCTATATCGGGGCGGCATTGCGCAAGCCCGGCACGTTCCCAGGCGGGCGCGCGTCGGATAGCGACGTCCTCGCCCTGACGTGCGGGTATGTCGACCTGGACGACCAGGAGGCCGCGGCTGGCGCCAAGGACCGCTACGGGCAGGGCAAGCCGACGATGGTGGTGGTGACGGGCAGGGAGCCTTACACGCGCGCCCAGATGTGGTGGCGCCTGTCCGAGCCGATCATGGATCAGGGCGCCTCGCAGGCGCTGCTGAAGGGCATGGCTGTGGCGATGGGTGGCGACACCAGCGTGACGGACCCGCCGCGGGTCATGCGGCTGGCCGGCACCATTGCCTGGCCGGTCAAGCCTGGCCGCAAGACAGAGCTGACGGCGATTTCGCCGCTGAAGGAGCCGGGACGGCCGGTCTATTCGGTCGAGCATCTTGCCGGGCTGTTTCCGCCGGTAGTCGAGGCCGAGGTGGCCGGAGTGGTGCTGCCGGGCGGGCTGGTGCGGGGCACTAATGCCCTGGGGCTACCCGACAAGATCGCTGACGGCCGCGAGCGGTACATGACGCGCACGATCGGGGCATGCCTGATCCAGTATGTCGGCGAGACAGGGGCGGTGCCGGAGGCGCAGGAACTGTTCGATATTGCCTGGCCGCAGTACGAGCGGAACGTGGACTTCACCAGGGCAGGGCGGGGCGCTGAGGAAATGGCGCTGAAGTGCAAGTACACGATCGTCAGGTTCCAGAAAGGGTCGATCAAGGGCTGCGAGACGGTCGACAAGACGATCGCGCTGTACCGGGAACGGGAGCGAGCGAGGGAGGCGCGCCCAAAGCCCGATGAGGCGGTCCCGGCCGGGTCTGCCTCCTTGTTCGAATACCTCAGCGTCGACCAGATCAAGCGGATGCCGGACCCGGAGTGGCTGGTGTCGGGCCTGGTGGTGGAGAACGCCCTGGGGTTCATTTATGGCCCCCCCGGCTGTCTCAAGACGTTCATTGCCCTGGACATGGCACTATCGTTCACGGTGGGTATGCCTGACTGGTGGGGCCGCAAGATCGAGCGCGGCGGTGCCGTGGTCTACATCTCCAGCGAGGGCCAGGCGGACCTCAAGTTCCGCATCCAGGCGTGGGAACAGCACAACAAGGTGCTGGCCGACGACAGCCCGTTCTACCTGATCCGGCAGACCATCAACTTCATGAAGCCCGAGGACGTCGGCAAACTGCTGGCGACCGTGCAGGCGATCGCTGACCTGTGCGAGGTGCCCATCACCGCCGTGTTCGTGGATACCGTCTCTAGGGTGCTGCCTGGGTCGGATGAGAACCTGCAAAAGGACATGACCCTGTTCGTGGCCGCCTGCGACGCCGTCCGGCAGCGGTTCGGTGCCACCGTCATCGGACTCCACCACACCAGCCGCGCCGGCAACATCCGCGGCTCCACCGTCCTGCCCGGCGCAGGCGATTTCCTGCTGGAAGTCCGGCGCGAACCCGGGGCCATGAACGGCTCGGTGTTCGCCACCAAGATCAAGTCCGCGGAAGATGGCTGGGAGCAATTCTTCCGGGTCGAGAAGCTCGACCTGCCCGGCATCGTGCCCCAGACGTCGCTGGTGGTGACCCCCTCCGACACCCCGCCAAAAGAGGCAACCGACTGGTGGCCCAGCACGGCGATCTGCCGCGAGATAATCACCGCCATCGATGAGCAATGGGTAGCCGGTGAACCGTGGTGTTTCGCGACCAATACCACCCGATCAGCCATCATCAACATCATGAACCGGTGGGATCTGGAGCGGGATCACGTCAAGCAAATGCTCGAAAAATGGAACGCCAAGGGTGTCATCAAGGAAGAGGTTTTCGACACCAAAAACCACGTCAAGGGATACCGGAAAATAGCAGGTTTTTAGGTTGCATTCGGTGGCGAAAGTGACCTTCGCCAAACGAACCTCACTTTCGCACCCATTGAAATCATTAGCGAAAGTAAACCTTCGCTTTTGGCGAAAGTGGCGAACTCTACCTAGCAAGTCATTGAAAACATTGAGGCCGTAGCGAAAGCGAAAGTGTAACAGCCCTATAGGAAAAAAGGGGCGTTTTTCAAGAACGCCCCATTCCTAGATCCCAACGATGCAACCTGAAGGAGTGGATAAATGGCGATGGAATACTTCATTAATGAGCGAGGCCGAACCAGCACTCGGAACAAGTCACAGAAGGACACCCGCCCCCTCGGCTCACCCCAGAGCTGGGCCAGAACCCCAGGCACCCTCCTCGTCGGCCAAGGCGCAATCGATGGCGCCGACCAGGTGGCGGTCGAGGCCGAGGCGAAGTGGGGCGCCGGTCGGCTGCGTCTCCTGGTCAGTCCGGAACTCCGCGAGAAGTTCGACCGGCAACGCTACCTGTTCAACCAAGCCATCTGGCACGGCGACCTCGAGCAAGTCCGGGTCCAGTCCGCCCGGATGGCGTCAGCCTGGCGGGCGCTCGACGTCGCAGCCGAGGCGCTGGGTGCGTCAACTCTCTCCCCCGAAGTCTGGGAGGCCCGCCTCGAGGACGGCACCGTGGCGGCCATCGTGCGCTCCCCAGAGGACGCCCGAGCCGTGGCGCGGGACGGCCGCAAGCTCGCCGTCTACTCCCTCGAGGAAATCGCCCGCATCCTGTCCCATCACAGCACCGTGACCGCGGCCAAGCTGGTCTGGCCTGGCGCTACCGTCGAAGCCGTCCGGCGCCCGCACGACCCGCTCGACGACATCCGCGACACGCTCGGCGGCATCGACCACCCGCTCGATGACGATATCTCGATGCTTGGAGCCTAAACATGACCCGCCGCAAATCCCTCGCCAGCCGGGAACCGTCCGGCAAAGTCCGGCGACCCCCGCGCGCCGATCCAACCCTGCCGTCCCCCACCGAAGTCACCCGGCTCCGCGACGCAGCCCTCGCCGGCATGCGAGACGCCGTCTGGTCATCACCGCTCGGTTGGCTGTACCTCTCGGGCCGCCTCTCCGGATCCCAGTTCGCCGCCGGCCGCCGTTGGGCAACCCTCGCCCGCGACTACTCCGCAGCAACCCAGTCCCCCAAGCAGCCCAGATCCGCCAACCTCGACCCCGCCGGAGGCCAGCCTCCCGACCCAGATAGCCCCGCAGGGCTCAAGGAAGCCCAGCAGCACGCCCACACACTGCACCAGTACCTCGCAGCCCTCGAAATGCTCAAACACACCGGCGCCCCCGCCAGGCGCGCCGTGGCCGCCGTCTGCGAGCAGGCAACCATGCCAGCCGGGCATGCCCAGCTCGCCGACCTCAACCGCGGCCTGTCAGCCCTCTCAGCCTTCTGGAACGGAGAAAAACGAAAATGACCGATCGTGTATTCGCAATCGAAGGCGACTGGGCTGTGGCGAGTGACGGCGTTCAGTGGATGCTGATGCGGCGGCGCCAAAATAGCTTCTCTGGGTGGAAGTCAGTCTCGTTCGTTCGGTCAACGAGGGACGTCCTGGCCAGATGCATGCGTGAGAAGGGCACAGACGATGCCACAGCGGTTATTTTGCTCTCCGGGCTACCAGACACCTTCGATGAGTGGAAAGCCGCTGGTCGCGCCCCGGAGGCGGACTGGAAGGCTCACCCCATGGCGATGATCATGCTTACCGGAGGACAAAATGGGAACTTAAGCTAACTTTCCCGAATTGCAGCCACTGCACCGTATTGTACCTTGGTACAAGGTTGACTTTCTAAAAGGTTCCGTGTCCGGTGTGCATCGAGACACCCGCGCCAAAAACGCGGGTTTTTTCATGGACTTAGCGGCGTTTCTTAATGTAAATGGCGTTTTCATCCTAAAGCAAAATCAAACACATAGGATCTGCTGACAGGTGTCGAGACCAGGACAGTTCCAAAAGGGCCAATCAGGCAATCCTCTTGGCCGCGCGGCTGAAAACAAACCCTTCGGCGAAGCACTCCGAATGGAAATCGCCGCCGCAGGCGCGGACCACAAGGCGCTGCGCGCAATCGCGCGAAACTTGATTACACTGGCGCAAAAGCCTGACGCTACCGGCCTGAGTGCCGCAATGGCCGTCGCCGATCGGCTTGATGGCAAGCCGACGCAAGAAAGCATAGTGAACGTCAAACGCGATGCAACAGACTGGAATATCTCGGACCTCGTTGCTGCCATTCGAGAACATCGAGCAGCTAGAGAGCGAGCTGATCAGGAGAGTGGACGCGCAGGAGAGCCTGATCGCGTTCACTGAATTTACGTTCTCTCGCTACCGCACCGCTCCACATCACCGCGCAATCGCTGAACAACTCGAGCGCGTCGAACGCGGTGAAATCGATCGGCTGATGTTGCTGGTGCCGCCACGGCACGGCAAATCAGAACTGGCATCGCATCGCTTCCCGGCATGGTATCTCGGCCGACAACCCGACAAGCAATTCCTCTCCATCTCAGCAACCGAAAGCCTCGCAAGTGATTTCGGACGAGCCGTCCGCAACACAATCGCATCTCCCGAATACCGCAGCGTCTTTGCTGCAACTGAACTCGCAGAGGATAGCCAGGCGCGAGGCAAGTGGCACACTTCGGCTGGCGGCATTTATTATGCGATGGGCATTGGCGGCTCGGTTCTTGGCCGCGGCGCTGATTGCATGCTCATCGATGATCCCTACGCGTCGATGCAGGATGCTCTCTCAGAACTCACACGCAAGACAGTTTGGGATTGGTACACGGGCACGGCGTACAATCGATTGATGCCTGGCGGAAAGATCATCGTCATCAATCACCGCATGCACGAAGATGATTTATGTGGCGCTCTGCTGGCGCAGCAAGCGGCCGGTGGCGATACCTGGGAAGTGGTCGAGTTGCCGGCTATTGCTGAAGATGGATCCGCGTTGTGGCCTGATGCGTATCCGATCGAAGCACTCGAGCGTATCAAGCGAAACTCTCAAGCTCGCTTTTGGTCCGCGCTGTACATGCAAAGACCATCGCCTGATGAGGGTGATTATTTCAAAGTCGACTGGTTGAAGCCCTATGACAAAGCACCAGCCGCCGGAACGCTTAGAGTTTACGGTGGATCCGACTACGCAACGACTAGTGATGGCGGCGATTATACGGTCCATGCAGTCGTTGGGATTGATCCGGAAGGGCGAATGTATCTGCTCGATGTGTGGCGCAAGCAGGCATCGAGCGACGTATGGGTCGAAGCCTTCTGTGACCTCGTCATCGAGCATCGTCCGATCGCGTGGGCGGAAGAAACCGGTCAAATCAAAAGCGGTGTCGGGCCGTGGATAGACAGAAGGCAACGGGAGCGCAAAGCCTATGTTTACCGTGAGCAGTTCCCAACAAGAGGCGACAAGGCAATACGCGCCCAGTCGATGCGAGGACGCATGGCTCTCGATGGTCTATACGTCCCAACACATGCCTCCTGGTATCCCGCCTTGCGTTCTGAACTACTCTCATTCCCCGCCGGAAAGCACGACGACATCGTGGATGCTCTCGGGCTTATTGGACAACTACTAGACCGCATGATGTCGGGCGAGCGTCCAACAACGGCGCCGAAGCCGGATAATGCGAGCGGCTATCGCAGCCACGAGAGCGAAGTGCGCGCGAACCATCTCAGTTTGATCGGATGATGTGATGGATGACGACGAGATTGATAAGCGGATTGCCGGATATACCGCCGAGATAGAGGCGAGGATGGAAAGAGTCCAATTCGAAAACGATCTCGGCATTTATAAAGCCCAGCCACACGTTCGGAAGTGGCTGGATGAACGGTCTGCGCGCAAGAGCACCAAGCACTAATGCCAGCATTACTAGGCTACTCAACCGGGGCACCGTTCGCAGGCACCGGCAGCACAGCCGCGTCCGTGACGTCGACCACAGAGAAGCAGGAATACTGGTCGCTCGAGAAATGCCGCAAGGCATACTCCAACTACCTCGACAACAAACAGGAAGAAATCTCCGAGCAGAAGAACGCGCGGCGCTACTATCATGGTTCTCAGCATACCGCTGCGACGATAAAGGAACTGAACAAGCGCAAGCAGCCGGTTGTCACGTTCAATCGCATCTCGCGCAAAATCAATGGCGTCTCAGGCTTGATCGATCGCCTCAAGCAAGACCCGAAAGCCTATCCCCGCACGCCAAAGCATGCCGAGGGTGCTGACCTCGCAACCGCGGTCATTCGCGCAGCGTTGGATATGGTCAACTGGAACGACAAGGCACCAGCGGTGGCGATCAATGGCGCGATGGAGGGCTATTCCGGCGTTGCGATCGAGCTAGGCGAGCCGGATGACAAGGGCAACCGGGACATCATGCTCGACGTGGTCAATGTCGACAATTTCTTCTATGACCCGCGATCGAACAGCATTGATTTCAGTGACGCGCGCTACATGGGCGAGGCCAAGTGGTACGACTTGGAGACGGCGCAGGAGCTATTCCCGGACAAGGCTGACGAGCTGGAGGCGTCGCTCGATAACTCCTATGAGTTGTCGACCAACTCCGATCGCGAAAGCAAGTTCTTCTCGATGGAGGGCGGCAAGCAGCTCGTTCGTGTGGTTGACTGCTGGTACAAGCACAAGGGGCGCTGGTGCTGGACGATATTCACGGGGTCGATGATCCTCGACAGCGGCGAGAGCTACCTGTTCAACGAGAAGAAAGACAAGTACGGCAACCGGGAGACAATCTGCCGTTATCTCATGTTTTCGTGCAACGTCGACCACGACAGCGATCGCTACGGTTTCGTGCGCAACATGCAGTCGGCGCAGGATGAGCTAAACGCTCGGCGTTCGAGGGCGCTGTTTACGGCGAATTCGCGCAGATTGATCATGACGCAGGGGGCGGTGAGCGACATCGAGCGGGTACGGCAGGAGTGGTCGCGTCCGGATGGCGTGGTGGTGACCACTGCTCGGACGCCGGACGAGGGCATCAAGGCGGATGACGCCACGTTCGACTTCATGGGCCAGCTCAAGCTGATGGAAAACGCCAGCCAAGAGATTGACAATTACGGGCCGAACCAGGCGCTGGTCGGCGACATCTCTAACCAGAGCGGTCGGGCTATTCAACTGCTGCAGCAGGCCGGCATGGCCGAGCTGGGGCCGTATATCCTGGCGTACAAGGGCTGGAAGGTACGGGTTTATCGGGCGCTGTTTAATGCGACGCAGACGTGCTGGACCGGCGAGAAGTGGGTCAGGGTGACGGACAGCCAGGATCTGGTTCAGTTCGTGCAGGTGAACGGGCAGCAGATCGACCCGATGACGGGCGCACCACAAATGGTGAATGCGATCGGTGAACTGGACGTCGACATCATCATGGACGAGGGCCAGGACACCATCAACGCACAGCAGGACGTCTACGAGACGTTGAGCAACATCATGCCGTCGATTGCGCCGATGCTGAAGCCGGCCGAGGCTGCGGCTGCGGTTGGTATCCTGATCGAAAGCTCGTCGCTCAGTGCGTCTGCCAAGAAAACCTGGCGCGAGGCGACCAAGCAGCAGCCGGATCCGGCGCAGGAGACGGCGAAGAAAATTGCGCTGGAGGGCGAGGCGGCCAAGGTCGAGGAAACCAAGTCCAAGGTGCAACTGAACTACGCCAAGGCTCAGAGCGAGGGCATGCCGGACGGCCCTGGCGCGCCGCAGTCGTTCGAGCTGCCGCCTGAGATGCAGATGATGAAGGCTGCGGCCGACATCGACAAGACGCAGGCGGACGCAACGCACAAGCGGTCGACGGCGTACAAGGCGCAGGTGGATGCGGAACTCGCACCCCAGTGGGCCGTTCATGATGCACAGATGGAAAAGGCGAAGTTCGTGCAGGACGCGCACGACGCGCATGAGGATCGCAAGATGAATGCCGAAGCCAAGCGGATGCTGGCGCACAAGCGGAGTGGTGGCGATGCCTGACAATGAACAACTGATTATCGAGCCGAAGCACGAAGCGGCCAAGCCTGAGGTGGCGAGGCTGGAGGGTGTCGAGCCTGAAGTCCTGGCCGGCACCGAGTACGACACGCCGCCGCCGCAGTGGGTGGCGGGGACGGTGGTGCCTAGGGATACTGACCCTGCTGATATGACCGACGCGGAATATGTGCAGTGGTGCTTTGAGAACCGCATGCCGTACTGGGCAATCAAGAAAGAGATCTATCTTCGCGTTCCGCCGGAAGTGACGGGCGTTGAGCCGAACACCGCGGCGATTGGCGACCCTAGTTTCGACATCCACGTCAGTGGCAACGGGTTTATCCCGGACAGCGTGATCGTGTTTGCCGGCCAGGATGAGCCGACGCGGCTGAACGAGGACGGGACGCTGTCGACCGGCGTTAACATGGGTGTGTGGCACGGCCCTGACACGCTTGAGGTCAAGGTGCGCAACGGCAAGCTGTATTCCGAGCCGGTGACGTTCACGTTCACGGGCGAGGCGGCGCCGGAGGCTACGGACGCGAACGACGAGGCGGACGAGGACGAGCAGGAATACGACCAGGAGCCGGGCGACGACACCGCGAAGAAGAAGCCGCGGAAGGCGAGGCACAAGAAATGAGTGAGAACCCCAAGCAACTGGTCGAGTTGGCCAGGCTTTCCTCACAGCAGGAAACCAACGACGGCGGGATGCTGTACAGCCGGCTGGCGGACTGCATCGAGCGTTTGCTTGATGAGAATGCTGCGCTCGCCGGTCAAATCGAGAATGTGGGCAAGGCCGATGGACGCTGAGGTCGAGATAGCTCTGGAGGAGCTTGCCAATCGGTTCGCGATGGCGGGCGACACCACGTGGACGAGTGCGGAGGTTGCGGACGCCATCCGGCGTTTTGCGGCTTATCCGGATGATCCGCTGACCAATCGCGGGGACGCGGAGTAATTCCATTCGGCGTTGGCTCCACCTTTTTGGTGAACCGGCGCCGGAACGCGGGCGGTACTGTTAGCTCAGTGCCGTCCGCCCCAGTTTTAGCCGCCCTTCGTGGGCGGTTTTTTATTGAGTTTCGCCTGATCCGAGCGAGATCGGATTAACGCCACGCCGGCAG